TTTATGATTCTGGTCGCTCTGCAATTTACTTTACGATAGAGATGGACAGTAGAAGTATTCTTCAAAGAGTATGTTCTATTTCAACAGGTGTTCCGTTAAAACGATTACGCAGTAAGAATCTCTCTAGCGAAGAATGGAACTTAGTTGGCGGTTGGTGGGCAGGTCGTTTTCAAGAAAGCGATAGTGCTCTTCAAGAGTTTGAAAGGGATAGAGATTTTGAAAGATTTCATTCTTCTTTATCAAAACTAAAACTAAGTGAAGATAAACAAATTGATGTTGTCTATGACCCATCTTTAAGTTTATCAAGAATACAATCTGAGCTAGATAAAAAAGTAAAAAGTCTTGATGTTGGAATAATCATAGTTGATTATTTGAATCAAGTTCGACGCCACAATGTGCCAAGTCGCTCTGGACAATATGATTGGACAGAGCAAATAGAAGTAAGTAAGAAACTGAAAGTATTTGCTCAAGACTATGAAACTATGGTCTTTTCTCCATATCAGATAGATGCGAGCGGAGAGGCAAGATTTGCAAAAGGAATATTAGATGCAGCAGATGCTGCATACTCATTAGAAACATGGGAACAGGAGGATAAGTGTATGACATTTAATTGTGTCAAAATGAGAAGTAATGTTATGTCTGGTTTTTCATCAGAAGTTGACTGGGAAACACTAAAGATTGGTCCACATTCAGCACTTAATCCCAAAGAAAGAGAAGCAGTAGAAAAATCAATGAAAACTGGTGAGGCAGTAGACGATTTATGATATGGTATACAGAAAAACAATTAGAAACAGCTTGGAAAACATATTTCAAAGTATGTAATAGTAATATGATTACACCTTTGACAATAGATGAGTTTAGACCCATTTATGAACATATATGCGCACAAGCTATGGGACACGATACGGAGGAAGAATGGCAATAAAGTTTAAAAAATTTATTCGCAAAGAAAAAGAAAAAGATTTTTGTAAAATGTGCGGCGATATAAAAAGCAAGTGCACAGGCTACAAATGCTGGATTAGATAATGGCACACGATAGAATCGACCCGAGAGAGGCTCGTACTATATGGTTTCCTAAATTTACTGTTGAAAACATGACAGCTAGTGAACTATTAAGTAAAGAAATCAATCAGATAGAGCTCACTAATAGAGTTCCTGTTAACACACCTCTTCTTGCAAGTGTAGAAAGAGAAGGATTTAAAAATCCTTTTCTTTGCATGAATAATTATTGGTGTATTGCAGGCTCACAAAGATTAAGAGTAGCCCATGCGATACGAGAAAAAACTCCTTCTTGGGACGCAGTAGTTACAGTATATAAACTACTTGAACACCCTTGGGAACCTTTACATTTATGGCATCAAGACCAACTTGTTGCTATTTATTTACAAATGCTAGAATTAATATTTAAAAGCTTATACTATCCACATAATAGTGATGAGGGAGGTAACGATATGGCTTGGTATGAAGAAGTAGGAGATAGATTAGAAGGTTGGAATGTAAAACCTTTTTCTACAGAAGAAGATGACAGTTGAAGAATTATTAGAACAACAAAAAATACCTTATAAAGTTTCACCGAAAGACTTTGTGGTACGCTGCCTAAATCCAGAGCATGATGACCACAATCCTAGTATGAGAATCGATAGAGTAACTGGAATATATAACTGTTTTTCTTGTGGTTATAAAGGAAATTTATTCAAGCATTTCGATGCACCATCAAATGCACTTGATATTAGACGAGAAGGTTTTAAGAGAAAATTACAAGAAAAGAGAGCAGACTCCATAGGATTAACAATGCCAAGTGATGCTATGAGGTATATGGGAAGCCATAGAGGTATATCAGAAAATACTTTAAATGATTTTGAATGTTTTTTATCAGGACATTCAAGATTTGAGGGAAGGTATTGTTTTCCAATTAGGGATATTAGAGGTAAAATTGTTGCATTTAATAATCGTGCGCAATCTCCAACACAAATACCAAAGTATTTGTTTGAGCCTCCTGGTGCAGTACTTCCTTTATATCCAGCAAAAGTTACTCCAATAAATGGAAGAGTTATCCTAGTAGAAGGGATATATGATGTTATAAATCTATATGACAAAGGATTAAGAAATGCTATATGTTGTTTTGGTACAAGAAATATTAATAAAGAAAAACTTACATTGTTAAAAATGCAAGGAGTAACACAGATAGATATATTTTTTGACCCAGACGATGCAGGACTTGATGCTCAAAATAGAGTTATAGAACTATGTGAAGAAGTAGGACTACTTTATTATGGAATAAAAATTAGAAAAGAATTAGGAGATGCGGGAGCATTATCACATGAAAATATTAAAAAATTAAAAGAGAGGTTATATGGCTGAAGTATTACAAGGTCAAGCAATAGCGATAGTTGAAACAAAACCCAGTAGAAATGACTATACTAGCTTATTTGATAACTCATTTGAATTTGACCAATTTCAACTTTGTTCTAATCCCTCTGTAAAAAGAGTATTAAAACGAGATGTTGATATTGAGTTTAATCCAGATGATTATGACTGGGTAATTTTAGTTGGGTCAGAGCCACTAAAATTTTATACAAAAGAAGGTTCAATTACAGAGTATTCAGGTAGATTAGTAGATAATAAATACTTACCTGTTATAAATCCTGCAATGTTAGCTTTCAAACCTGAAGCACAAAAGACTTGGGAAGAATCAAGAGATAATATATTTAAGTATATGAATGGAGATTTGAAACAAGAAAAACTTGATAACATTTATGGCATAACAGAGAGTGCAGATTTATATGTATTCTTAACTAGAGCCATAGAGCATGAGAATGATTTTGTTGCTTTAGACTCTGAAACAAGTGGATTATATCCAAGAGATGGACATATGCTAGGTATTAGTTTATCATATGAAGCAGAACACGGCGCATACATAGACTGTGATTGTATTGATGAACAAGCAGAGAATTTATTACAACAACTTTTTGATAAGAAAAGAGTAGTATTTCATAATGCCAAGTTTGATATTGCATTTTTTGAGTATCACTTTGGATTTAAGTTTCCAAGATTTGAAGATACTATGTTAATGCATTATATGTTAGACGAACAACCTGGCACACATGGATTAAAACAACTTACACTAAAACATACACCATATGGTGATTATGAAAAACCTATGTATCAATGGATAGAAGATTATAGAAAAAGAACAGGTATACTAAAGGATAGTTTTACTTGGGATATGATTCCATTTGATATAATGAAAGACTATGCTGCAATGGATGCAGTTTGTACTTTTATTTTATTTCAAAAGTTTGAAAATGCAATAGTAAAAAACCCAAAAATGCACAATGTATACAAAGATATTCTTTTAGAGGGTTGTAGGTTTTTAATTGATGCACAGGATAATGGAGTGCCTTTTGATAAAGATAGACTTATGAAGTCTACAGCACTCATGCAGAAAGAAATTGAAGAAGCAGTTGATAAGTTATATAAATATCCTGCTGTAAAACAATTTGAAGAAGCACAAGGAAAAGACTTTAATCCAAACAGTACAGTACAACTTCGTGGATTACTATTTGATTATCTTCAACTGACACCTACAGGTAAAAAGACTGGCACAGGTGCAAATAGTACAGATGCAGAAGTACTAGGAAAACTAGCAGAAGTTCATGAAATACCTAAATTAGTTTTGGATATACGACAAAAAGTAAAAATTAAATCCACATATTTAGATAAGATATATCCACAACTAGATAAAGATAGTAGATTAAGAACTAATTTTAATTTACATGGTACAACATCTGGTAGACTATCTTCAAGTGGTAAAATGAATATGCAACAAATACCTAGAGATAATCCAATAGTAAAAGGTTGTATCAAAGCAAAAGAAGGTAATAAGATTGTTGCAATGGATTTAACTACTGCAGAGGTATATTGTGCGGCTGTATTAGCAAATGATAAAGCACTTATGAAAGTCTTTCAAGACGGAGGAAACTTTCACAGTCAAATTGCTAAACTAGTATTTAATCTACCAGGCACAGTTGAAGAAGTCACCGAACATTATTCTACTGAAAGACAAATGGCAAAAGCTGTAACTTTTGGTATAATGTATGGCGCAGGTCCAAAGAAAATTAGTGAACAAGTATCAAAAGACTCAGGAAAATATTTTAGCACAACTGAAGCAAAAGAAGTTATTGAAGATTATTTTTCACAGTTTCATGGATTAAAGACTTGGTTAGACAGGTCAAAACAATTTATACAAGACAATGGTTTTATCTACTCATACTTTGGAAGAAAAAGAAGATTACCAAATGTATTTAGTGAAGATAAAGGTATTGCAGCACATGAAGTTCGTAGTGGTATTAACTTTTTAGTACAATCTATCGCATCTGATGTAAATTTACTCGGAGCCATAGATTCACATAAAGAAGTTAAAGAACAAGGTATGAGAGCTCAAATATTTGCTCTTGTACATGACTCTATTTTAGCTGAAGTAGATGAAGAAGAAGTAGATGATTACTGCGAAGTAGTTAGAAGAAATGTGCAAAAAGATAGGGGAATATCTATTCCAGGCACACCGATTGGTTGTGATTTTGATATTGGAGAAGATTATTCATTTGGAAAATTTACAAGTAAATATGGAGATATTTAATGAGTGTAGAAGAAATACAAGGTTATCTTCTAATACTATCACCACTAGCTATGTCTATTGTTGCTATGAGTATTTTTACATTACAAGATAAAAATATAAAAACTTATAGACTTGGTGAGATAGCAAAGGATAGAAACCCAGCACCTAAAAAACAAAAAGGAGTATTTGATATGCAAGGAACAGTCAAGTACACAAAAGGAGACAATACATGAAAGATATATTACTCCCCCTAGTAATCGGGGCAATAGGAATTTCAGGTATAGCTTACGCAGCTTATACAAACTTAGATTACAAAGGATATGAAGATGTTCATAGTTGTTATGGAGAATGCTATGAAAAGTATACTGCAAAGTATGGAACTTTTTCAGAACAATTAGAAGCAAAAAGAGTTGCTATGCAATCTGAAACCCCAATAGATAAAGGACAAAAAGCATATGTAAACTGTGCGGCTTGTCATGGCGCTAAAGGAGAAGGAGGCATAGGCCCTAAGCTTGTTGGAAGCACATCTATAGTAGCAATGTTAACTCAGTATAAAAACGGAGAAACTAGAGGAGCACAATCTGCTCTTATGTGGGGACAAGCAGCTGCACTAACAACGCAAGATATGGAGAATCTGCAGGCATATATTGGAACATTTGAATGAGTGATTTATTTGCAAAATCTATGACTAAGTTTTTTCGCTTTATTGCGGACACTTTCTTTGCAAAAAGATATGGTCATAGAGCAATAGTATTAGAAACTATTGCAGGTGTTCCAGGTATGGTTGCAGGTATGTGGTTACATTTTAAAAGTCTACGAAAAATGAAAGTTGGCTATGGACCAGACATAAGAGAAATGTTAGCAGAAGCAGAAAATGAAAGAATGCATCTAATGTTCTTTATACAATTAGCTAAACCTAATTGGTTTGAAAGAACATTAGTATTATTAGCACAAGCAGCTTTTATGTTATTTTATTTTTTAATTTATGTAATTAGTTATAAAACAGCACATAGAATGATAGCATATTTTGAAGAAGAAGCAGTTATCAGTTATACTGAATATTTAAAATTAGTAGAAAGTGGAGAAGTTGAAAATGTACCAGCACCTCACTTAGCTATACAATATTATAAAATGGGAAGCGATGCAAAATTATCTGACTTAATTCGTAAAGTTAGAGCAGATGAAGAACATCACAGTAAAGTTAATCATGCATATGCAAACAGAATTAAATGACACAGAAAAAGAAAAAGAAAACATATGAAGATGATATGGATTGGTTAGCAGAGCGCCCTAGTTTGATTTGGATAGTACCAACTCTTTTTATGGTAATGATGATGGCAATTATGTTAGGAACCATGTGGTTTCTTGATAAGTTAGCAGGTTTATAATGCTAACAAATATTGCTTTTCCAGTTTTTGTCTTATCTGGAGAAGCAGAAAAACAAGATAATATACTTTGGTGCACTCAAAGTGATGGCACTATGGGTGTAGTAGATGACTATAATATGAAGGGAGAAACGATTGGAGTACGAAGGCTACAATCACCTTTTAAGAGTTTATATCCTCTTAAATATATGCTTCCAGATTATCGTAGTTTAGTAAAGCATAGAGGTAAATTCTATGTAGATAACAAAGGAAAGTATTTTATTTATAATAAGACAACAAAAGCAAATATAATTTATAAACGAATAGAAAAAATACAAAGAAAAGAAGTATGTACTCTAATTTGGGTAAGGGATATTCCTTCGCCTTTTGAAGAGAAAAGACCTGTCAATGCAAAGTATGCAGGAGTCTTATATATACATAATCAACCTGCATTTATCTATGAGTTTACAAATGAACTAAAAAAGAAAACTTGGCGAAAAGTATGAAAGCAGTATTAAGTAATAGAATATACATGGAAGTAAATCCATCTTTACAATCAAAGATTGATGAAGAGCTTACATATGCTATACCACCAAGAAATCCACAAGACCCGCCTTTCATTATAAAGAATATGGGAGTAATTCGTAAAGGAGTTATTTCCATACCTATTGGAAGAACGGACTTAATCCCAAAAGACTACGAAATAGTTGATAAAAGAGTTTGCATAGAGATTCCACAATTCGACTTTGCGTATGAGTTACGACCTTCCCAACAAGCGGTCTACGAAGACCTTGATGACAGTAGTATTATTAATGCTTGGGTCAGTTGGGGAAAGACTGTAACAGCTTTAGCTATTGCAAATAAGCTGAGACAGAAAACACTCATAGTTACACATACTCTACAACTTCGTAGTCAATGGGAAAAAGAAGTACAAAAATGCTTCGGGGTCACAGCGGGAATACTTGGTAGTGGAAGATTTGAAATAGATGCTCCTTTCGTGATAGGAAATATACAAACTTTGTACAGAAGAATACCTGATATTCAAAAGAGTTTCGGGACAGTCATTCTGGACGAAATGCATCATGTTTCATCACCGACATTTACACGAATTATTGATGCAAGCTTTGCAAGATATAAGATTGGATTAACAGGAACGATGGAACGAAAAGATGGCAAACATGTTATATTTC